AAAGAGTGTCTGGGTCAGTACCTACTGCATCTACAACCTCAAGAACCCTTGCTTTTGCGCCATTACTTCCTGTAAATTCTAATCCTATAAGACTTGAGTTTAATATATTTGTTAAAGAGTTTGTTGCGAGTTTAACAAATTCATAATCATTATTAAGAGATGGACCTCCTGGATTTACGGCAGCACCATCTTTGAATATATTACGACCAAATCTTCCAATCTCTTCTTGTATAATTGTTTGCATCTGAGTGAGTTCGCGTGCCTGTAACGCGCGACCACTATTAAATAATATGCGGTGATAGTTATCACTATCCTTGTAGTCATCCTTATATGTTGACGAAAAGACATTTGAGGTAAAAGTTGTTGGCATTATTCTATTATCCTAAAGTTGTATGACTATTTTAATGTCTTCTGTTTGGTCTGCTGAACGAGTTACTGCTGCTCTATTATCTATATATAACACATCTCCAGTTGAGATATCTACCTCTGCTGCAGTTATATGAGAACTACCATGGATAGTTCCGTTACCGCCATCACCCCCAGTTAATCCATGACCTACACCAAAAGACCCATAACCTGTTGTGTCATTTTGATGGAATGTTAGTGTTTGCCCATCTGTAGATATAGCATCTACAACTGCCTTTGCGCCTGTAGTACCATCTGTTATAGTTTCATCAACAGAAAATGCTGCAGTGGGTGCACCACTTAATATTAATTTCCTTAAAGCAAGACCTGTTGAAGCAGTAAAGAGTGTACTACCATCTGTTGTTATGTTTTTAATTAACCCTACTTGACGGAAGTCGTTTCCTATAATAAAGTCTCCACTACCATCTGCTCCATCTGGTTTTACTACAAACATAATAGAACTTGAACGTAAATCAACCCTTGGGTCACTACCTAAACCGCCTTTTGAGGCAAATATGGGTCTAATGACCGCAGCAGTAGTTGGTGAACCTCCTGTAATTTTCACAATAGCATTAGTGTATCCTGTACCTAAGTTTGCAGGAGTTCCGATACTTGTAACTTCTACTTTAGAAATTGCACCACCACTCAAAGTTGCTGTTGCGACAGCACCAGTCCCATCACCTTCAACAGCAAGAGTTACTGTTCCGCTATACCCTACTCCTCCAGATACAACTTCATATCCTAATATTTGTCCAGATACTGCAGCATCTTGTGCTGCTTTCTGTTGAGTTTCAGTAGCATTTCCAGGAGTACCAACTAATTTAACAGGAAGGAAATTAGCAGCAACGAACTTACTTACGTCTGCCGCAGATATAGAATATAAAAATCTCCACGCATATCCATCAGAAGTTTCAAAAATAATATAAGGGTTTGATGATTGTAAGGTGGGTTGTACTGTAGAATTTTGTACCACGCCATCAATTTTATTGTTTTGAACACAAACGAATACGTCATTTTGGTCGTTCATAACATAATATGGGTTACTTGGGGCAACTGCTTGCTTGTCACTATATGCAGAGTATTTAGCATTCGCAGTCCAGTTATGTCTTTCAATAACAAACGTTGCGTCTGTATCTGCCACTTTCTTAATAGATTGAAGAGAATTTCTAAATAATCTTTCTTCATAATCTGTATTTTCTGCAGCAATAAGTGTGTCTGTTGAATTCCAATCTTCTGACCTACCTATACCAATAAAGTAATGGTTTGATGCACCATCAAAATCAGTTTTGACAAACCCTATAGTATCTCTTTTAAATTTATTTGTTAATATTGCCATTTTATGCTACCGTTCCACCATGTGTTGATATTAATTGCCACTGAGTTCCATCAAACATAAGAGTTGCGGTCTTATGCTGCGCTAATGCGATTGATGTTCCTGCACCAAAAGTGGCAGGAGTTATTGTTACTGTACTCGAGTTTTTATTTATAATGAATATTATTTGTCCTTGTGTACCGTTTGCAAGAGAAGAAGCATAAACACCTGCACTACTATTAAAAATATGTGTAGTTTTAGACAAAGACATTACATGCCCATTACCTTCAGTAATAATTGAAGAAGTGCCTGATGAGAATGCAGAACCTGTTGTTACGGTAACAAGTCCTGTTCCCTTACTCGTAACATTGAGTCCAACATTATTATCTGAACCTGTCGCTTCTAAAGTAGGGTTATCACCTGTTGCGGCATTTGTAAGTTTGAAATGATTTACCGCACTTCCTGTCGAGGTTATCTCAACGAGTTCATTACCACTTGCATCTTGTATCTCAGTACCAATCTTAGGTGAGTTTATTGTAGGAGTTGTTAGTGTCTTGTTAGTAAGTGTATCTGTTGTTGCTTTACCAATTAAGGTATCCGTTGCGGCAGGTAAGGTTACTGTGACATCTGCAGTTGAAGCAGGTCCAATCAGAGTTGCCTTATTTGTTCCGTTGTTTGTACCTTCTAAGAATTCTATCTTACCCGCAGTAGTTGCAGTAGGACTTAATATAGGATTCGTTAATGTTTTGTTCGTAAGTGTTTGAGTCGCAGCATTGAGAGTAACTGTACCCGTTACATTAGGAAGAGTAATCGTTCTATCTGCGGTTGGAGTTACTACAGTAAGTGTTGTCTCGTAATCATCATTATTACCACTACCCTCAAACTCTACTCCAGTGGCATTAAACCTTACGGCATTAGTTAAACTATCACCACCTAATATTGTATAGAGTTCAGTAAAGTTTTCGTTAATCTTTTGCGCACCTTGACGAAGTGTATCGCCACCACCGTCATTCGCTGAACTTCCTTTATTTAATATTTGTTTTGCCATTTATAATATTCCTAATTCTTTATTCTATTTATAATAGTTATTGACTTATATTTTCAATTATTCGTGTTTACCTTGGTCTAATGTTTCGAATGCAAAGTCATTTGAGAAGTCAATACTATCATCATCAAAGGTTGGTGATGTTGCGAGTTGTGCTTCACGTAAACTTCCATACTGATTATTTATCTGTTCAATAGTAATACCGCTCGTTCCGTCGAATATCATACTTACAATCTCAGGTCGTATTCTACTTGTACTTGTTGACCCATCTGCTGCAGTATCTGTTACAATAGAAGTATGGTCTATAAATGCAGAGGCAGCAAAGGATGCTTGATTATGAACAGCGAATGGTGGGGGAGGTGCAACAATCACATCCGGAGCAAGTATAGTATCTAAGGTTGTGCTTACTATTTGTATCTCTGAACCTAAGTAAGTTCCAGCAGGATGAACGAAAAGTTTGTACACATCTCTCCATTTATCTTGAGTGAGTTCTGACTTAATAAGTATTGCATGTCTTTGAAATAACTTGTTATCTGTTATATACTTTTCACTAGTAGTTCCAATTTTATCACCAACATTAAATATGTTTTTCTTTGTGTATATAATGTCGGGGTCTATACCAAAGAATGTTCTAAAGAATTGTTGTATAGAATACTTTGTACCCTTTGACCTAAATAATATATTAGAGTACTTTGATGCTGCACGTTTATCTTGAAACCCTTCAAAGAAAGACTGACCTAATAACAATTCATCTTCAATAAATGAAAGGAGGTTTAAGTCTGTTTGAGATATATCCCTTGTTTTGAAAAGTTCATTAACAAGTTTAGATGGGGATGAATTTGAATCCTCAAAATGATAGTATTGGTCGAGTAAAGTAATTAATCTAGGATACTCAGTGCGAAAAAACTCTGGAAGGATTTCCTTTACAGAGTATTTAGGTAAAGAAAGTTCTCTCCTATTATAATCTAAAAGTGTTATGTCCTTATTTGTAGACATTAAGTATTAACTCCATCTAGTACGTCAACAACCTTGGTGAAAGTTTTGGCACTATCTAAAACTAAAACGTCTTGTCTTAAAGGAGATATTGCACTTTGATTTGCAGGAACTGCACTCAGTTTTATAAACGAATCGCCTGAAGTCAAAGAGTCAACTTGAAGACCAACTAACCTTACTACATCATTAGAATAGTCTCCGATATTATCAATAATTACTGTACCAGAATTACTGTTAAATATTTCAAGAACATTTGACTTTAATCTGTTTCGTATTATGCAAACATTCCCTTTAAATAAAAATGGGTCAGAAGTAACTCTATAAAATTCATCGTCTGGTGCTGCTATAGGTGCAGCATATCTAAGGGTATGATTTTGTATTGCTGTGAGAGTAGGTGTGAACCTTCTTTGCATTTTTATTTCTTGTCTTGATGATAATACTGCGGCACTTGTAGCATCTACCAAAGATAATAAGTTTGACCTTCTGAATGATTGACCAAATTTACCAGTGTTGTTTGTGAAGTAATTTGATATCGCTACATTAACCTCTCCTTCTATTGTATTCCTAGAAAGGGTAGTTAAGTTGTCATTGAATTGGAAAAAGGTTGTAACTTCAATAAACGTCTTTATGGGGTCTTCGAACTTAACATCGAATGAGGCAACAGATAATTGCTCTGCTAAATCTAGGATATCTTCTTTAACTGATGTATCTTGCCCTGATTCTATAACCTCATCATTAAAGAGTATTGAAACGAACACCACACCAAATTCTGGTTCTAATGCATCTTCTCCACCAAAGGATTGTATATCACTAATGAATGTTGAGAAGTTCTTAAGTATCAACGCAGAGTAGTCTGCAGCAGTTACCATTCTATTCTGTGATGCGTATTGGAATGGAGCATTCTTACGAATACTTTCTATACCTTCTTTTGAACTACCACCAACAGCGTTTGATACTGTTGATACAGAAAGAGTGTATCCAACATTATTTATGAATACCTGTTGTGATGCTGCAAATACGTTTGCAGTATTCGCGGCACTACCATTGGTTGAGATATATTCTACTTCTACTTTTGCACCAACGTTAGGTGCTTTACCGAGTGTGGCACCATTACCAAAAGATAAATCAAAGTTTCCGTTTGGTGCTTCGCGTAATATATAAAGTGTTGAGTTTTCATTAATTGTTTGAGCATTTACTATATTAGAATATGTAGTGAATGTTGATGAGGTTGCTGAATCATAGACCCTTACTATTGCAGTAGACATATCCATATTTTTGTCTGGAATAACATAGATAGGATTATTAGATGCCTTCAATGCTATGAATGTTTTTGTTCTTTGCAGACCCTCTATAATCTTTATATTTGTTTCTCCGGATATATCTGAAAAAATAAAATTACCATTATTATTCACTGCGCTTATATCTTCACGAGTTTGAAATATATAACTCTCATCATCAACTGTAGTATTAAATTTAAAGTTTTCGTTTATTTGAATAAGGGGTGGAGCAATCACACCACTACCACTAACAACAAGAGATAAGTTTATAGTTGCTTGTGATGAGGTTCTGGAATCAGCAACATACCCTATACCCTCTGCAAGAGATAAGACTGAACTTCTAAGTTGTGCCGTACTCAAGAATGATTCGTTCAACGCAAAGTTTGCGGTAAGACCGTTGTAATGTGTGTTGTAGGCAAGTACGTCAAGAATACTCGATATTCCTGATGCTTCAAAATCAAAGTCTTCGAACTCACCAGAGTTTCTAAGAGAATCCTTTAGATTGTTCTTTATACTATTAATATCTAGTGCTGTTGAATTTATTGTAGTTGCCATTTATCTTAACCTTGCGAGATTTGTGGTTAACTGAACCACCTCAGATGTATTTCTTACTTTAAATATTATTGTCACATCAACAGAATTTTTATAATCGTCTGTTGTTAGAGTGATGATATCCATTACTTTTGCTCTAGGTTCATTAGATTGAATTGTTGATACTATTCTTTGTGTGAGGATAAAGTTTTCCCCATAATCTGCCAATTCAAACAAAGCACTTCTTATATTACCGCCAAAGTCAGGTTTAAAAGGTTTTTCTAATTGGTTAGTCATAATTAGATTTTTTACTGCTTGCTTAACTGCCGCAGCATCATTCTTTTTATAGATATCTTTTGTTGTTGGTTTTGCTGAAAAGGTTAAGTCTATGTCGACATACTTGCGTGTTCGACTAATCTCAACAGAATTAGTTCCTAGATTTGTGTCTTCTTTTGCAAATGCTCTTCTTGTCATATTCTTATTTATATGTTTTTAACATTACTTTTTAAATAAAATAATATTATTGTTGTATTATCGGTTCTGATACTGTTATTCCATCAGTTAAATTATTATTAGTTATTTCAACTAAACTTCCTGATGCTTGTTGTTGTCCGTTAAAGAAAGTAGCAACCGATGTCTTCTCACCGAACCCTGCTCCAGGATTATACTTAATTTCATAATTTGGTGGAACACTAGGCATTTCTAAACCAATTTGTGCAGTAAGACTCTTATCCGGATTGTATTGATCATAATCTAAATATAAAACATCATATTCAATATGATCGAACCAATACTTTGCTACATCATAAGTACGTTCTAAATCAATCAAACCATTAGTTCCAATTACTTGATAATACACAAGTCTTCCAGTTGCTTTTAATTCCATCTCTGTGCTTATAAAATCTAGCACTTCACGATGGTAGAGTCCTTCGCTTACAATAAGTCGAACATCATTAAATCTATCTGTATTTCCATTTATTAAAGACATTGCTCTTGCATGTAGGGTCAAATTTCTTGCTATTTGAACTCGCCCTAATTCATTTGTTATATATCTGAATGAATTTTTATCTCCATATGCTCCAAGAAACTTTGCCATTGTAATTCCAGGAGCAAGTTTAGTTCTAGAACTTATAGGTGATAAATTATTGGGGTCGTATAACGGGTCTGGTATCAATCGTTTCATTTTAAAATCTCTTTCCTCTATTATCTAATGAGTTACCTATTGCTGTATATCCATATCTTTCCCTATCTTTTTTAGAAAGGGAAGTACTTCTTCCTGTGAGTGCTGGGGGAACTACATTTAAATATGTTAGATGTAACTTTCCTTCCTTAATAAGTACTGCTCCAAGGGCAGTATTTTTTCTTGTTACTGGATTCCTAAATGCTGACCTTATTTCTTGCGTTGTAGGTTTTCTCCGGAATGTCTGTAAATAGTGATCAAGACTTTTGGTCTCATTCCTTATAAAGTCTCCAGCATCCACCGCTGTATGCTGTATAGGTTTTGAGAGTGCTAAGTCTCTTCTTAATGGACCATCAGTTGGTATTAAATTATTTGCGAGGTCGCGAACTTCTTTAGGGTTTAATGGAATATGACCACCATCTTCTGCTTCTTGACTAAAGTTTGCCATCATATCTTTAACTGCCATAATACCAGAGATAGCACTTGCAGCAGCAATTAATGTACCCGCTGTTGCACTTGTACCTACAGCACCTATCGCATTCGCTGCCGCAAGGGCAAGAACAGAACTATTCGCTTTACTTGCATGTAATGCTTTATCCGCAGTACCTTTAAATGTTCCGTGAAATATGGCAGTTCTATATCCGGATGGGTTATCAGAACTATCAGACTGAGAAAGTCCAAAACCATCTGAATCATCAGCATTAAAAGGAGAGGTAGTTTTTGGTTTATTTTCTTCTTCAGAACCTCCACTGAAAGTTTGTCCAGTAAACCTTATATGACTACCACCTATAAGACCAGAGGTTCCTTTTATATTCAGTGCTACTGGTGCTGTTATATTGACATCTTTAGAGACAATATCAATTTGTGTTTCAGAAGATATTAAGAAATCTTTATGAGAAGTAGATTTATAGTTTCCTTCTGTTCCGTCTACCCTATCTCCCTTAACAAAATTAAAGTCATCTGCTAACATGGTTCTTGTATTGGTCTTAAGAACTTTTTCTGTTTTAGTATCAAAGAATTTTTCTATACATGGTCCAGAAACTTCAAGTTTTTGTGCACCCTTAGTTCTTGTATTATTATTTCCTGAAACGTCAAGATTGTAATCTCCTGCAACCTCAACGTTCATATCACCACTTACTTTGAGATTAAGGTTTCCGTTATATACAAGATTTCCGTGACCTTCTACAATCACAGTATGGTCTCCCCCTGTCACCTCAACCTTATTGTTCAATGCAGATATTACAACCGTACCATCAGCACGTAACTCTACACCAGAACCTTTACGATGTTTAATAAGAACTCTTTCTCCTCCTGGAGTATCGTCCATCTCAATTACATGTCCACTTGGAGTTTCATCAACTTGGTTGAATGGATACTGAGAAGGCATTTGTCTTGGGATTCCTAAAGGAACACCAATCTCACCACCACCCGTGTAAAGTTTGTTTACCTTAGTACCAACTGCTGCTTTGTTTATAGAAGAACCGAAGTTATATTCTCTTCTTGGATAATCGCCCGAAGCATTCTGCATTCCATCTGCAGGCACACCGTCAGTAATTTCTTTACCAATACCGAAGTTTTGTACCCTACTATCAAATCTATTTTTATCTGTTGTCATTATTTACCCGTTATTATTTTATGGTTTTAGTCTAGGAATAGGAGTAGTCTTTGGACCCAAATAGTTCCCCATTTCGTCATATAAAGAGTCTTTTTGAGTTAGGTTTGTTGATGTAAATCCTCTTCTTCTCATAAACGCTCCAAGTGCTCGATTTCCGTGGTTTCCAGGAAGAACCCCTCCGCCTTGTCCACATTGAAGTGGACCTTTATCTAAATGTATGAAATAACCATACAAGTGAACCCCCCCATAACCTAAGTCCTCTACTGCCTTTTTTACCAAAGGATATATTACAGAATGTGCCTCTGCAGTGTGATAGTAATTTGTTCCAAATTTACTGTTTCCAGTCCCGCCATTCTTTGAAGCAAATTTATCAATTTGAATGTCAACTGCTATTCCTCTTAAATGACGACTATATTTTGCTCCTCCAATTAATGCGTTATAAACTTCGTCACGAAACCCACTACTGACAGTTATATCTGATTCTATAAGGTTGGCAAGTATTGTTAAATCCTTTGGTATCGCCATACCTTCATCTTTGAATAGTGCTGGGTCTACCAAGTCGCCCTTTTTTATAACACTTCGTGCATCATCTGTTCCTGTTTGTTCAGCATAAATCACTTTATATTGTGATTTAGGTGGTCTTTCATTTATTGCTGCTGCTTCATCAGCAACCTCATCAATATCAGGTATTAGATTTTCTACTGGAACATCCTCAGAACTATTTCTGTTCGTTTCAAAGTTTTCTGCATCGATTCCTGCTTGTCTTTGAATTCGATTATATCTTCTTATCGCCTTAGACGCAGGTGTTAATCTAGAGAACCAATCAAGTATAACTGCTCCAGGATGTTTTACTGACCCAGGAATTGGACTATTTTCGACTGGAGGTTGTGATAATAAAGGTAAATTCTCTGTATTTTCTTCTGCTATTCTTGCGTCTTCTGCTTCTCTTGCTAATCTACTAGAAAAATCTCCTGCTGGAGTTCTTCTTGCTCTAGGTATTTCTGTTTCTTGTCTTGATATTATATCGAGGAAGGACTCTTCTTCTTGTACTACTTCTCCATTCTCATCAATAGTTGTAATATTTGTAACACTAAGACTTGTATTTGATTCCGCAGAAACAGATTGTACAAGGAAATGTCCTGTTACGACACTTTCTTCGTTCGAATCGAATTCAGCACTTTCTAGTTGTGCTGAGTTTACCTTTCCGAATAAAGAAAGTATGTATTCTGCTACATCAAAATAAGGGTCTAACATGTAATCTTCCTCGTCAGCACCACCTTCATCTGAGAAAAGTGTATGCAACTCGTTATGACCAAAAACATTTCCTCCAGGAATGTGATTATAAAACACTTTAAGGAATTGCTCTAACGTATCATATTGAGCACGTGTGAATGATGCGCTTGAATTAGAAAACTCAAGACTTTCTGTACTTGCTCTGTTAATGCCTCCAACCATAACAATACCAATAGAAGTTACATCAAACCCATAATCTGCATGATTTCCCTTCTCTGAAACTGCCCTTCCGCGTTGAAGTCTTCCATCTCTTCGAATAACATAATGATAACCTATTTCTCCTCCATCACTGTTTGAATCTTCTATCTCTTCTGCACCTATATTCTTATTCGTAAATGTGTCGGTTGCATGAATGACGACATCTTTAATAGGTCTAGCGCTTCTCATAACACTTAGATAAAATTCTCTTTCTAGTTCTTCTACTGAACCAACGTATGAGAACTTTGTTTTAATTTTTGGTTCTATTGTATTTCTTGTCGTCTCATTACTCTCTTCAAAAATTTCTTCGAGATTATCATTAAATGCAGAACTATTTTCTACTTCAAGAAATTTCTTTCTATATGCATCTTGAACTTCTTTTATCTGTGCTGCAGTTGCACCTCCTGCTTCACCTGCTTCTTTTATCTTATTTAATATCTCTTCTTCAGTTAAATTTCCCGATAGTATACCATCTGCTTCATCTAATATATTTTCAAATTTATTTAAAAGGGGAGTTATCCCGCTATCTAGTAGTGTTATGTTTGCAACTGCTTTTGCTCTCTTAACCCCACCTTCAACTATGTCATTGACTATATTATTAACTGCATCGTCTGGAATATTGAATGTCGTAAGGCGTTTCACCTCAAGTTTAAGAACATTTAGTGTCTCTTCTGCTAATTCACGAAGAAGACCACCAAGAGTAACTCTTTGTGGTGCACCCTGAACCACTGTTGTACGAAATGAAAGTATTTCTGCTGATGCTTCCGCGCTTAATACTCTCCCAGTAAAAGGACTTACAAGTAGGTTATCACCACCTAAATTTTGAATTACTGTTTGTGGGTTTAAGTCTCGAATTGCTTGACTCGTTTCTGCTGTTGCAGCGGGGTCATAGATTTGTACTGATTGTGATACGTTTAATGCACCCTCACTAATGGCATTATTAACGCCATCAGACACTTGGTTTGCGACATCTTTCCCTGTTTGTTCAAGACCACCCATCATCTCATCAAAAGTTTCGTTGACACTAGTGGTAATATCTTCAACAACACCATCTACTTGGATAACCATATCCTCATATGCACCTTTTACGCCATCAATAATTCCTTGAATACCTGTTGCTTCTAAAATATGGTTTCTTATTTCTTTAATCTTACCAATGACGCCACCCATGGGAGTTACTGCAGGAAAAATAGCACCAAGAGAACCTGCTATTCCTACAATTTTAAGAACAGTACCAAGAAATCCTGCCGCCGGAGCACCAAGTATAGGAGGTAAAGTATCTAAATGTTTTGCGACATCTTCTCTCGCTTTGTTTGCATTATCGATATGCTTTAGTTGTGCTGCTTTTATTGCTATAGGTGCACCACTACAAACTACAGTCGCGTCTGGTTTACTGCCACCCCTTACTCCGAAATCTCCTGTGAGTGTAGCGACACCAACTTCACCGTCTGTATTACCACATGTTTTTACCCAACCCCCAAACTCTTTTCCATCATTATTGTTTGCTCCAATTATTGATGAATTGTTCACCCTATCTCTATCGATTGCAACTTGTAAATCTAAAGTCGGTTTGGGCATATTTTCTATGTCATATTCTGCAACTGTGACGCCAACATCTACACCTAAACCTTGTAATGGTGTCCCTTTAACATCTTCATCAGAAAACGGAATAAATTTAGGTATTGGAACAGGAGGGTTTTCAACCATCTGTGACTTTTCGAGCGCATCCTGAACTTGTTTTGCCTTGCCTTCTTTTAAAAGTTTTCTAATTGCCGCTTGATTAATTATTGACCTCATTACAATTTCCTACTATGCGCCATTATACGTGTTAACAGGTCTCAACTCACGTAATCTAGAAAGTGATTCCTTAAGATAGTATTTAGCGAAAACTTTAAAGGAACCATCATCGCCTCCATACCTGTCTGTTTCTAATAAACGGATATATGAATCTCTCATAGTTCCATTAAACTCCCACATAATAAACTCGAGTTGATCACTAAAATCTGTCCCAGAGTCGCTAAACTCTTTCAAGTGTCTTAATCTCACACCAGTCCACCCAGCAATTCCGTATGGTCCATCCTCTACCTTTCCTCCGGATATCATTCCCCTTTGAAATAAATTTTCAGTAATACCAAGTGTTTGATTATAGGTAAGACCGGAGTTTAAAAAGAACTGTATAGTAAACTCTTGTCTTCTTTTCTTAGTTTCTTCGTCTAGTTTATCTTGTAAATCATTTTTTATATTAAATGTAGTTATGTTAAGAGAATCTTGGTCAAATACACTTTGCTTCGTTGATAACTGTACTTGAGAAGGTCGTTCTATTGTGGGCATAGAACCCAACACGATAGGGGTTTGTGAGTTCTTACCGTCCATAAACATACCAAATACTAATGCGCTAGGTAATATGCGAGGTATCTTACCAATACCTGATACTCCACCTTCGGTAGTTGGAAGAACGCATTGCGCCCATGGTAAATGGTCTTCAGGAATATCTTGTGTATTCTCGCTGTGTAATCCGTGTATGCGTATCTTTACTCTTCCTTCATACCCTGCAGGTGGGGTTGAGTTTATAACAGTTGCAATAAACCATCTTGTGCTATCGCCATAGTATTCTGATAAAATAGGATGGGGACTCATAATTCCTAATCTCTCTGAGAATCTAGTTTACGAAGATTAAGTGTGATGTTATGGTCATTTCTTGTAAACTGATGTTTAAGTTCGTAAATAAGGTGTTTTCCTGAATATCTATTATCATACATGCCTTCAACACTTTCTACCTCTGCAACATTACTTCTTATCCTTATATCTATAATCCTTCCTACGGTTGCTCTACCAATCATAAAAGTAGAACCTTCAATTACAATAGTTAATGGATGTTTATTTAAATGTGCCTTCATTGCCTTAGAAGAAATCTTATGTCTAAAATTTTTTTCTTGTTTTTCATCGTGATAACTTTGCAAATCTCCGTAAGTTCCAGATGACGATATTGTATGAAAATTTCTAGAGGGATATAGGTCAATGCTTTTAGATTTATTTTCTGGTCCTATAGCAAATTCTTGGTCTACAACGTTTTGAACTGCGGATGTATTTCCTATAATCATATCCTTTTGTAATCCAAACACGCTTGTTCTTGCTAGATGAGCAATTTTCGCCACTTCCCCTGTACCTATATTAGTGTTAGAGTAGTTACTACTGACTGCTCCCATATCTACCATTTTTAGTGTGTCAGAACTTTTAGGAATATCTATTTCTTTAATAGTAAGGTAACTATCTAATCCTCTACCTATACTTTTCGTCGCAGTAGTGGGAGAAAAAATATAAGGTTTGTTATTGAAAGGCGACTGACTTAGCATAGTTTCTAGATTACCAATTCTAATAACAGATTTTGCTAACTCTTCTGGCGGAACATCGTTTGAATCATCGTTTGCTTTCAGCACTGGAATATTTAATGTAGCGAAAGTATAATATGGAGAACTATTCCTTGTTGTCAATCTACTACATAACCAAGTTATAGTATCTATGACATTTAGGTTAGGAACAATTATATTCATACCCCCTTGAACACTTACAATATCTTTTACATTTTTAACGCCCGTAAGACTTACGTCAATTTTTTGCCCAAATTCATTTCGAATAATTTTCCTTATGATATGTTCTAGATTACCACTATAAGATTTTCTTAATTTTGTACTGCGACCAATGAATCCATTTTCATCCATAATAGAAAATACAAAAGTACTTGTGGAGGAAGACTTATTATTCTTTTTAGTTGCTTCAATACCAGTCATTATAAAACTCTTTTTTACTATCATTTCTTCATGGTCTTTATCTGCAGTACCAATACTGAGCAGTATTCTTTCTGTTCCTGAAAATTCCATTCCACTAAACATATTTCTATTATCAACTACAACAATTTTGCCTGTTAAAAAAGGTTTATCTAAAGATTCATATATAAGAACTTCAGCAATCAATGTAGTTATGTTTATAATCAGCGGAACTTTTCCTACTTCTTTTTTTCCCTCTGGTCTGACAATTATAGTTTGTTCGTCCGTTTCATCTTCAACTTTAGGTGGTGTGTTTGGTACAGACCATCTATCTGCATACATTATCGCCTCAGTTATTTTGTACTGAGGATGGGTTTGAGAAGCAGTAGACATATTCTATAATCTTTGTTTCATAAGAGACTTAAATTCACGGACAACTGGACCAATAGAACTTGGTTTGATAATAACAATTCGTTGTAGTTCTAGGTTTTTATTTTCAAGTCTTTCGCGATATGATATGGGAGTCAACCCTTGAGCAGGATTACCGAAATCAAATAAAGGTAAATCTTGATGTACTCCATCAGCATCTTCATAATGATGAACGGAATCATACTGAGCAGACTCTGATATAAGATTTACTACTTTATTTCCGTCAACAGTTGAAAAAGACAATTGTTCAGTTGGAAGGAATGCACTGCCTCCAGTATTTATTATTATTTGACCCATCTCTGGTATCTTACGTATTATTGTTCCTTGTGTACCACTTTGTTGACCTGTCACTGTTGCCCCAACAGGAAATAATTCATATGAACCATTATCACTTGATATATCACCATTAGTGGTTACTGTTCTATGAGGATATCTAACTTTTGATTCTTCAAGCAAATCATAACTAGGAATTGCCCAACCAGATTCACGAATGTGTTCGTTTACAAGAAAAAATGTCCAATAGTAATCTACAGTCCCATAAAGTTTGTAAGATAGTGTATCAGGTCTTTCTCCTGCCATTATTGTATATTTTTCATATAAGGTTTCACTATTCTTTGTATGTTCTAATACAGAAACATATTGAGAAAGTTTCTTGGTGAAGACAGGGGTTTCATTATCCCCAAACCTATACGGAACTGATTGAAAATTTGTAAAATAATTTGTAGGCATTTAAAATCCCCTGTTATTATTAAGTTTGTTATCTGGGTCTTTATCACCTTCTATGTCTTGTCTTACTAAGCGAGTAGATTCTGTAAACGATAAACTTAATTCAGTCTGATAAGGCGAAACATCCTCACCGTCTTTTGGGTCATTAAAGAATACTTGCTTACCACTGTTATATTTAACATTTACTGAAGTTAAATATGCTGGTTTTATTTTATGAAATATTTCTTTACCTTCATACATCATGTGTATATAAAATCTTTCTGGAAATTTATACCCCATACTAATTCCTGCTTCGTCAATTGACTCTGGATATAGTTGTTTGCGGAAAAATTTTACAATATCTTTAATTGCCCTTGCCTCATTTTTTGAGGTAGGAATCATAGTAAACGCAAACGAAAATGTACGAGTTTGTACACCCTCAAAGGTTTGTCTTGTATTTGGATTTACTGTAACTTGAGAAGCAACATTCGCTACTTTTTTAATTACTGTTGTATCAAAATCATCACTACTGAAGTTTTGTAAAACTTGATTAACTGCAAGGTTTGTTGATGCGCTATTAGCAGCACCTTTTAATCCACGCGCCAATGTGCTCACTCCTGAATTTAACATTGCGGTTAAAGGGTTTGTACCATTTTGTAACGCAGAAAGACCGATAGCACCAGCACGACCTATATCTACACCTTTATAGTCTACACCACCACTAAAATCTATTCCTGCGGGCATATATATGTCTACATATTCTCCTGGAATTACAGGTAATATAATGTCTCGGTCAAGTACCGCATCAGTAGATGCTGATTGGGTTTCTGTCATCTCATTCAAAAGATTACCCATTGCTGCAAGTGTATCTCCAGATTTTGCTACCTCGCTGAGATTTTCCAGACCTGCAGTAAGTGATTTAAGCAAAGGTGAAACAATAGTACCTATATTACCCAAAGTCACAGGTTTCTCTTTAATGACCTCAAATTTTATGTAGGTTTTATTACCATTTTCTTTGAGGTTTTGAGGAAAAGTGTTTTTTACATAATTTGACATAAAATCAACAGGATGTTTAGCACCTTCCCCACTAGCGGTAGTTTTTCTTATCACTGTAGTGGTGGAATTGTTAGTTGATATTCCGTCTGCCATCTTAGTTTCCTACTAAATAGTTTATATTCGTCAAGTCTATTTATAAGGTTTTTATGGCATATTCTGGAAGATATTCAGTAAAAAATCCATCTAAGTATGAAGGTGACCCAACTAAGGTTATCTATAGGTCATTATGGGAACG